TGGGAAAAGTGGTTCCCTATTTTAAAATGACTCCAGAGTTAGCTAATAAATTACACAGCAACTTAGGAAAGCTAATGCTGTACGTTAAATCTTCTGGAACTAAATTAACTAAGAAGCAACAAGATTATATTATGGATCAAACTAAACAATTAGATCTATATGAAAAATCTATGACCCCTCCTACTCCAAAAGGACCAAAAGCAGAAGTCATCGATCTATCTAAAAAATTACCAGAGGATGCTCCTTACTCAGAAAAGAATCCAACAGGTTGGATGCCAACTGAAAAAGAAAGAGAAGGTATTATGGCTAGTTTAGATATTAATGAAAATTTAGTTAGTGATACGATTAATTTATTAAAAGGAAAAACAGATCCAAAAGACATGCAATCAGAACTTAAAAAAATCATAGGTAGAAAAGGAACTTATGCAGATTATTCTGATGATGAAATTAAAGCTATCTTAAATGGAATTGAAGACGAAACTAAATCAGGAATTAAAAGTTTAAAAACAGCCGAAGATTTTATCGACGAGGGTGATTTTGATCCATCAGGTATGAAAGATGGTGGAAGGATTAAGTTTTCACAAGGCACAAATAAAAAAATGATGATTGTTGATTTATTAAACAAAGGTGCAGATTTAGATTTAATTAAAACAATTACAGAAGCTTCTGATCAAGAAATTATGGAAGCTGTTGATTTCTTTAAATACGGTGGAGCAGAAGTACCTTTACCAACATTTGATAAGTCTGGAAAAATGATTGATGATGGTTTGTATAAAGGAAGAGAAACAAGACCAGAAGCTAGAGCATATGGAGGAAGAATAGGTTATTCAACAGGTGCTGGTGTAAAAGCTTACAGAGGCATTAAAGCTTTAATGGACAAAGTTAATAAAAGATTTGGAAAAGAAACTTTAAAAACAGCAGATGATGTTGCTAGACCCGAGTCAGCAATTAATAGAGAACTGTTTAAAAAAATGAGTGATAAGTTAAAAGGCAAAGCTCCTGAAAAAGCAGGTCAGGGACAATTTACAAAAGCAGAAGTTATTATTGGTAGATTACAAAATACATTAAATGATATTAAACCTGGAGATGAAGATTATGAATATGTTTCTAAAACATTTCCTAACTGGATTAAAGAGATACAAGCTAAACCACAACTTGCTGATAATGAAAATGTTTTCCAAAGATTAGCTGTGGAAGGTTTGCCAAAAAATCAAAGATTAAAAGTATATGAGGATGGCACAGTAGATTTTGAAACTTTAAAACCAACACATACTTTTAAACTTAAAGAAGAAATTAAAAGAAAACTAAACGCTTCAGGCGGTTTAAATTACTTGATGGGACTATAATGGCTGTAGTATTTGGTTCACCAGAAACATGGGGAATGAAGGTTGATGAATTTATCGATTCAAAAAAACCTGAAATAGTTTCTACTCCTACTCAGCAGTTATTTGGAATAATTAAAGGAAAAAATTTAGGAACTAGAGAAGGGTTCGGGTCTCCAGAATTAAGAAAACATTTAAAGACCTTAAAACCTGGAACAGAACTTAACGTAAAAAAATTATCAGAACAGTTTAATGCAGGTAGAAAAAACGCTTCAAAAATTATAAAAGAAGAATTTCCTAATTTAACTATTCTTAGTAAAGAAGAAGCTTCAAGAAAAATGCAACAAGAGAGACTTGAAAAAAGAAAGACTCAAGCTCCAGAATTTCCAACACCTATTTCAAAAAGAACAAGAGGCCAAAAAACAGCAGAGTACTATGACGTATTGTGGCCAAATAAAGAAATAAAACAATCTTATATTAAAGATTTTACAAGTAAAACAGAAGCAACAAAAGGATATGCACCAGAAGGTTTATCAAATGAGGCTTTGGCAAAAAAGTACTTTGGGGAAGCTACTGAAGGTAATTTAGCAAAAGTTTATAGAATAAACTCTGTTTTAGCTAAAGATAAAAATTTAAAATACAAACCAGCAGAAACTGAAAGCCAGGGAAAAATCAAAAGACAGAGAAGATTAGATATAGTTCAAGGAGGTAAATATTTTGGTGGTACAGAAAAATTTCCTTTTCATCATATTATGCCAATAGGCGGTGAAGTTGACATTACAACTAAAGATGTTTCTTTCATTTCTAAAGAAATGAATTCTAAACTTGCTCCATATAATAAAAAATTAAATGATATTGCTGACGCGATTAGTAATAATTTAAATAATCAACAACCTGGTTATTTAAAAAGAATTGATCAATTAAACAAACAAGCTGAACAAATAATTGATAAAACTAAAAAAGAACTTCCAAAAAAATACAGAGGCTACATCGGTTTCTCAAAACTAGAACCTATCTTTGATGAATATGGTACTCCAATTAGAATGAATGCGGTCAGAGTTGGTGTAGACGATGCAAAATCATTAGCTGGAAAAACAGGAGAGAAGGTTCCTTTGGCTAAATTAACTCCAAAACAATTAAAAGAAATATCATCAGGCCCAGTGCTTGGTATGAACCTAGGACTAGGAAAAAAACTTTTAACCGCTTTAGAAGTTTTAGGAACACCAGCAGCCGCATTAGCTTTTGCTGGTTCAGAAATTAAAAGAGGATTAGACGAAGGTAAAACTCCTTTTGAAGCTACTACTGATCCTAATGTTGGTTTAAGTTTACTTGCACCAGGTGTTGCATCAAGACTTAATCCAGGATTATTAAAAGGTGTTTTAGGTTTAGGAAAAGCTGCAAGATTTTTTACACCAACAGGACTTGCATTACTAACAGCAGGACAAGCAAAAGATTTTTATGATCAATATCAAAATCTTCAAGCATTAAAAGAAACAGATCCACAAGCTTATGAAGCTTTCATGAGTCAAAGAGTTAGTGAAGAAATATCTCCAGAACAACAAACTGAAATAGAAGAAATGGGAAGAGAAGGAGCAATGAAGGGTGGTATAATGCGACTAGGTTTCAAAGATGGTCCAAAAGATCCTTCAAAAAGAAAATTTATAAAAGTAGGTGCAGGTATTTTAGGGGCATTACCTTTTGGTGTTACTAAAATTTTTCAAAAACCTGCTGTTCAAGAAGCTGCTGCAAAAGCAATTCCAGCAGTTCAAGCAGGTTGGTCTTGGGTTAAAAATAATTTTTGGGATGTTGTTGCCACTATTAAAGATAAAGGTAGTGGATGGGCTAAACTAAAAGAGGGAGAAGTAAGAATACTTAAAGATATGGAAGTAGTTGAAAATCCTGAAACAATTAGAGTTAGGTATAAAACAGATAATGGTAATAGTGCTGAGACAGTTTACACTAAACCTTACAAAGAAGTTAATCCAGAAACAGGAGAAGTTATTGATGTACCTGGTGACTTTCAAGAATATCAAGATGTTTATAGATTAGGTGATGGAGAAGTTTATAAAGATTTTGAAGAGGAAATCATTGATTCAGTAGATAATGTTAAAAAAATTATTAAAGAGGACTAAACTAACTACAACAGTACCCCCTAAATCAGGGCCTCAACCACAAGGCTTGAATATTAGCTATAATACTGTTAAAACAATCCAAGCGGAGAAAATAAATGGCAGACAACATAGACAAGGCGCTACCAAACGTAGAGCAAACAATAAACGTACCATCACCTGAAGAAATTCAAGAGGCACAAGCTGAAGAACAAAAACAAGTTGATGAAGCTGGAAATCCTATTGAGATAACTGAAAATGAAGATGGGTCCGTTGACATTGATTATGATCCTTCAGTAGCTTCCGTTGAAGGAGGTGAAGGTCATTACGATAATTTAGCTGATCATTTACCTGATGACATATTAGGAAGATTAGGAAGTTCACTTTATCAAAACTACCAAGATTATAAATCTTCAAGAAAAGATTGGGAAAGAACTTACAGAGAAGGTTTAGATCTATTAGGATTTAAATACGACAATCGAACAGAACCATTTCAAGGAGCAAGTGGTGCAACTCATCCTGTTCTTGCAGAAGCCGTTACACAATTTCAATCATTAGCTTACAAAGAATTATTACCATCTGAAGGACCAGTAAGAACTCAAATTTTAGGATTACCTACTCCTGAAAAAGAACAACAGTCTCAACGTGTAAAAGATTTTATGAATTATCAAATTATGGATCAGATGAAAGATTATGAACCAGATTTTGATCAAATGTTATTTTATCTACCTCTAGCGGGATCATCATTTAAAAAAGTTTATTATGATGAGGTAGAACAACGAGCCGTATCAAAGTTCGTGCCTGCAGATGATTTGATCGTTCCGTATTCAGCTACCTCATTAGATGATGCGGAATCAATCATTCATGTTTTAAAAATTTCAGAAAATGATTTACGTAAACAACAAGTTGCAGGTTTTTATAGAGACATAGAATTAAAACCAGGTCAACTAAATGAATCTGATGTTGAAAGAAAAGAGAGAGAATTGGAAGGTCAAAGTAAATCTGCAAGAGAAGAAGATGTATTTAATATTTTAGAATTCCATACAAATTTAGACTTAGAAGGTTTTGAAGACGTTGGGCCCGATGGTGAGCCAACAGGAATTAAATTACCTTACGTCATTACATTAGAAGAAAATTCAAGAGAGATTTTATCTATTAGAAGAAACTACGAAGTAGGTGATCCAAAGAAAAATAAAATTCAATATTTTGTACACTTTAAATTTTTACCAGGACTTGGTTTTTATGGTTTTGGATTAATTCACATGATTGGTGGATTATCTAGAACTGCTACATCTGCATTAAGACAATTACTTGATGCTGGTACTCTTTCTAACTTACCTGCTGGTTTTAAACAGCGAGGAATAAGAATTAGGGACGACGCACAGTCTATTCAACCTGGCGAATTTAGAGATGTCGACGCACCAGGAGGAAATATACGTGACGCATTTATGATGCTTCCATTTAAGGAGCCGTCTCAAACACTCTTAGCACTTATGGGCGTCGTAGTACAAGCTGGTCAGCGTTTTGCATCTATAGCTGATCTTCAAGTAGGAGAGGGTAATCAACAAGCCGCAGTGGGTACGACAGTTGCGTTGCTAGAAAGAGGATCAAGGACAATGTCTGCGATTCACAAAAGAATTTATGCAGCCTTAAAACAAGAGTTCAAATTAATGGCAAGAGTTTTCAAGTTATATCTACCTCAAGAATATCCTTATGATGTTGTTGGTGGTCAAAGACTAATTAAACAATCAGACTTTGATGACAGAGTAGATATACTGCCAGTTGCAGACCCTAATATTTTCTCACAGACACAGCGTATTTCCCTTGCGCAAACAGAGTTGCAACTGGCGGCCTCAAATCCAGCAATGCATAACCAATATGAAGTTTATAGAAATATGTATCAAGCACTTGGTGTTAAAGACATAGATAAAATTTTAATTAGACCACAACCACCAATTCCAAAAGACCCTGCACTAGAACATATTGATGCTTTAGGTGGAAAACCTTTTCAAGCTTTTCCTGGACAAGATCATAGAGCACATATCACTGCGCATTTAAATTTCATGGCAACTAATATGGCAAGAAATGCTCCAATCGTTATGGCTGCTTTAGAAAAAAATTGTTTTGAACACATTTCATTAATGGCTCAAGAACAAGTTGAGATAGAATTTAGAAATGAAATGCAACAAATTGCTACGATTCAACAAAATCCACAAGCAATGCAAGATCCAAACATTCAAATGCAAGTGAGAATGGTTTCAGAAAAAATTGAAGCAAGAAAAGCACAATTGATTGCTGATATGATGGAAGAATTTATGAACGAAGAGAAAAAAATTACTTCTCAATTTGATAATGATCCAATTGCTAAACTTAGAGCAAGAGAATTAGACCTTCAAGCACAAGAAAACGAAAGAAAACGTTCTGAAGGTGAAGATAGAATTAACTTAGATAAGATGAGAGCGATGATGAATCAACAAAATCAAGATCAAAAGTTAAAACAAAACGAAGAATTAGCAAAATTAAGAGCTGATACTTCCATTGAAAAGACAATATTGTCAAAAACAATGCCAAATGCAAAAGATATGATGCCAGGCGGTGTCATAATTAAACGAGGACAGTAAAAAATGAGAAAAAAGATGACAAAAGCACAGAAAAAAGTTAAAACTGTGATGAAAGAGTTCAAAAAAGGCGAACTCAACATTGGTAAAAGCCCAAAAAAAGTAAAAAGTCGTAAGCAAGCTATTGCGATTGCTCTTTCTGAGGCTGGTAAAAGCAAAAAAAGAGGTTAATTATGGAAAAACTAAATAAAATTAAAGATGTAAAAGTTGGAGAACAGCAAATTGAGATTGATCCAAGATCAAAAACAACTGCTGACAAAGCTTTCAATTACATTGGCACAGGCGGACCTGAAATGGAAGTTAAAGGTCAAGGTAAAGTCCTACCTGAAAAGAAAAGAAGCTCAAAAGCATACTAGTTTATGATACCTTGGGGTTTATTAGGTCAAGGTTTAAAATCTGGACTAGAAATATACAAGAATAAAAAAGCAGCTGACGTTGCAATGTCAGAAGCTAAACTTCTTCACATTGAAAAAATGAAACGTGGAGAAATTGAGTTTAGTGGTAAGATTGCAGAAAATCAAAAATCAGACTGGAAGGACGAATTTGTACTTTTAACAATTTCTTCGCCACTGTTTTTGTTGGCCTATTCTGTTTTTGCAGAAGATGAAAAGATGCAAGCAAAGATTGATCTATATTTTCAAAAATTACAAGAGATGCCCTGGTGGATAGTTGGCCTTTGGGTAACAGTGGTTACAGCCATATATGGACTTAAAGCTACTGATGTGATAAACATGAATAAAAACGGAGGAAAATAAAATGCGAAGATATTTTAGTAAAGGGTCAAATGTTATTGGACCAAAAGACATAAATAAAAACGGTCAAATTGAAAGTTGGGAAAAAGCTAGAGCCAAAGGAATGGCTAAAGGTATGGGTAAAGAATATGTAGATAGAGCTGAAGCAAAAAAAGGCGGATCTATGTATCATACAACTAAAGACGGTCGTAAGGCAAAAAAAGGTCTTTGGTATAACATTATGATGAAAAGAAAACGTGGTGCTAAAATGAGAAAAAAAGGTGAGAAGGGTGCACCTACAGCAGCTGCGATTAAAAAATCACAAGGCAAATAATGAGAAGATATTTCCAAAAAGGATCATCAGCAATATTTGATCAATTGGAACAAAATGTTCCTTATCCAAAAGGACATTCAACACAAAGAACAGGATTCAGATCAGGAAGTAAATCTCCTGCGTGGCAAAGAAAAGAAGGTAAATCTGCATCAGGTGGATTAAATAGAAAAGGCATTGCATCTTACAGAGCTGCAAATCCTGGTTCTAAATTATCTATGGCTGTAACCACAAAACCTTCAAAACTAAAGAAAGGTTCTAAGGCTGCAAATAGAAGAAAATCTTTTTGCGCTCGTATGAAAG